AGGATGCGATCGCGGTCGGCCGCATCCTGTTCCTCGTCTATGCGAGCTCGGACACCGATATCGGTGGTGCATTGCGGCAGCAGTTCATCGGCGATCACGGTTTCGTGCTGACCACGGGAGGCGGCACCAACGATGGCTACTTCGAGGACGAGGGGTCGATCAGTGGTGCGGCATTCGTGCACCTCATCGACGGCACGGAGGGGTACACCGAGACGTTGACCGTCACCACGCCTGGGTCGGAGACCATCCTGTGCTACATGGCGGTCATCGAGGGTGTGGCGACGTCAGCCTCCGGGACGGACTGGACATTCGCGGAGGACACGACCGGCGCTGGGCCTTCGGTCTCGGGCTGGGCGGCGCAGAACGAGATCGGGTACTCCGTCGGTATCGACACCGCGGCCATCACCGCGGGCAGCTACACCAACCGGGCCTCCCTGGCGAGCGGCGGCGTGGCGCTCCGGGTCCAGCAGGGGGACTTGACGGGCGGCTTCAATCCGGGCGCGTTCACGATGACCGGCACGTCCAAGCACAGCTTCACCATCGCCGGTCGCTACACCGATCCGGGCTGGGGCTCCATCCCCCTCGGGCGGGGTGTCTATCACGATGGGCCGTGGGATGGCGGGAACCAGTACCACCCGGTCATCCTGGGTACGGCGACCGCGACGGTATCGGCGGGCATCGGCCTTATCACCGTCACGGCCGACGGGACGACCGTATCGATGGTCCTGATCTCTGATGCGCCCGACAGTCTGAATGGTGAGCCGTGGGGACCGTGGGCCGATGGGGCCGCGAAGCTCCGGTACAAGTGGAAGGTCAGTGCTCTCGGAGATGTCGGTGATGGTGCTGCCAACCTGCTCGACTTCCTCGTCATCACGAAAGACTGGCGAGGGCGGTTCCGGTACAACCTCGGGGATGCGCTGACCTACGTCTATCAATCAGGAGGCGACGAGCGCGGCATCGTCGTCCTCCAGACGGCCTCGGCAGTCGCGAGTGACTTCATCCCGCTGACGCTCGTGGCCGACACCTATTACTGGACCGAGATGGACTTCCGTGACACGCGGGTCAGGATGCGCCACTACGCGGACGGCGACACCGCTCCGACCGCCTGGGATATCGATGTCGCGAAGATCGACGAGGACCTTGGCGAGAGCGATGTCAAGCAGCTGTGGATCGATGTCTCGGCTAACAGCGGGATGACATTCTCGTTCGACGAGGCGTATGCGCAGATCGGCGTCCCGGGTAGTACCGAGGAGCCCGGTCATGACGATGCGTTCCGCGGCGACGGTGTCACGACGACGTTCACCTGGCGCCCGTGGACCGGCCCCATCTGGCTCTATATCGATGGCATCCTGACCGAGCCGGCATCGACCGATCCGGTGCTGGGGACGTTCACGTTCAGCCGTGCTCCGGCTGTCGATGCCTACATCATCCCGCTGGCGACGACGGCATGAGCACCGACGAGTTCGACATCACGATCAGCGACTCCACGACCCCGCCCGTACCGGGTCGCCGTCGCAACAACTTCACGGCGACGACAGACCCGACCGCCGATCACGACTGGATCCTCGGCTCATTCGACCCGGACCATAACTACGAGGTCGGCTCGAGGTGGATCAACACGGTCACGGGTACGGTCTGGACGTGCGTCGACTCGACGACCACGGCTGCCGTATGGACCGAGGGCGGCGGCAGCAGCGGTATCAGCCTCCATACCGACCTGACCGTCAACGGTGCCTACGATGTCGATCATGACGATGGCGTCGTCCATGACCTGACGCTGGATGGCAACGCGACCCTGACGCCGATCGCCACGACCGTCGTCTCGGGTGACGCGATCGAGATGGCCGTCATCATCCGCCAGGACTCGGGTGGCGGGAACACGCTCGCATGGGGCGGCACGATCGACTGGGAAAGCGGCTCCGCGCCCACGATGCCCACAGCGGGCGACGCCTTCATGACCGTCCACTTCCGCTCGGTCGATGACGCAGCCTCGTGGATCGGCTACTCGGGCTCGGGTGGCGGGCCGGATCTGTCCGCGGTCGACTTCCTGGTGGGGACGGCATCGGGCTTGCTCTCGGGTGAGATCGTCGTCGGTACGACTCCGGGTGGCGAACTCGGCGGGACGTGGGCATCCCCCACGGTCGATACCACCCACAGCGGCTCATCACACGCCAGCATCCTGTCGGGGTCGAATGCGGTCGGTCCGATCCTCATCTCGGACACGCACTCGACGCCTATCATCTTCGCGGACCTGATCCTGTCCGAAGACGAAGACGATTTCCTGTACGCGGACCCATAGGAGGGCGACATGCCCAGTGGCGGCAAGATCAGCGAGGCGCAGATCTACGGGTTGACGATCCGAGAGTCTGCCAACGACGGCAGTGACTTCACCAATCCGGCTGCCGACTTCCGGCGTGTCTTCCTCGGTGAGGACGGCGAGTGGCATTCCAAGGACTCGGCTGGGTCTGTGGCAGGCTTCGCTGGCTCAGGCATCTCGGCGACGCTCGCGGACGCCGCTGGCGATACCCTCGTCGCGAGCGGTGCGGATGCATGGGCCAGGCTCGCTCTTGGTGCGGCAGGTGGGCGGTATTCGCGCATCAATGGTGCCGTGGCGTGGAACGCGGGTACGTCATTCCCCACGGCGGCGACCGGCGACATCTATCACCGGACGGACCTGACGCCCGCTGAGTGGCGCTACGACGGTACGCGGTGGCGCTGCACCTGCGTCCATACGGTGGCTGCGGGTGTTTACGACACGACGGCAGCGAGCATCGTTCTGCCCGCGACGATCTTCGACGTAGCAGGGCTGGACGTGTGGGCTATCGATGCGCCTTGCGGCTCTGCGCTCACGTCAGGGACTCACAACGGGAGCAACCACTACACCGTCGATGTCTACAAGATGAACGCAGCTGGATCGGGTGGCACCGGCTCCGCGATAGTATCGACCACGACCCATACGATCGGAACGGGTACGAACAATCTCCAGAGTTTGCCGCTCGCGATCGGGGCCGTCGTGGATGTATCCGCGACGCCTGCCATCGTCTTCATCCTCGGAGAAGTAGGCACCGCAGGTTCCCTCCGCTTCTGGGGCTCGTTCCGGTTCCAGTACATCGCGACGTGACCCTGGTCACGGGGCCGCTGTTCACGGGTGAGGCGACGCACGACTGGCTGACATGGACGCCTGACGGCTCGCCCGCCACGATCGACAGCGGGGCCAACTACAAGGCGTTCCCCGGGGTCGCACGTCTGACCGCGACGAAACTCCTGCTCGTCTACTACTCGGGGACCGCGCACGATGCCAACGGCGTCGTGACCGGACGCATCGGGACCCTGACCGGGACATCGGTGTCGTGGGGCTCGCCGTGGGACATCTACGACCATGCCGAGGACGTGCGCTGTGAGGATGCCGTCTCCGTCATCGGTTCCACCGTCGTCATCATGGCACGGCTCTACAACGGGCTCGTCAATCATGTCCCGTTCATCCTCGTCTGCGATGACGTGTCCCCGATCCTGTCGAGCTCGTCGACCTGGACGCAGGTGGACATCGCCTTCTCCGAGGGTGCTGACGAGAACCTCGGTATCGGGCGTGTCATGCGGCTGCGGAACGGCACGTACCTCATCGCAGCCACGGCCTGGACCAGCGGGACTTCCACGGCGGGCGTCCTCATCAGCGACGACCTCATGGACTGGACCGCACCGACATGGGTACCCATCGGGTCATCCGGGTCACTGTCCGAGATCTGCGTGGACGAACTGGCGGACGGCTCCCTGTTGGCGACTCTGCGCCGGGAGACGGGAACGCAGACGTACCAGGCCACATCGCAGGACCACGGTGCGACCTGGACGACACCTGCTGCTGCCCACGACGGCTACGGTCTGCCGATGTTCCGGGCGCTCACCGATAGGACGCTGCTGACGGTCGGGCGTGATCCGGCGACCTCCGACATGGAGTGGCGTGTTTCGCAGACCCACGGTGTGACGTGGGAGAACGAGTCCATCCTGGACACGACGGGGACGCTGGGTGTGTACGCCAGCCTTGTGCAGCTGGACCACGACAACGTCCTCTGCGTCTACGGCGTCGAGGTCTCAGCGTCCGACGCGGACCTCTATTCGCAGGTGTTCACGCGGACGTAGGTACTAGTACTTATTGCCGGCCTGGCGCAGCACCGGCCACCATCATGGGATGGATGAGAAGCTCCTGCGGGACATCGCGGTCGTCGTGATCGCACTGCTCCTGATCTTCCGGCCATTCCCACGCAAGAGCAAGGACGAGGAGCCCTAGCCAGCCTCCAGGGCCATCTCCTCGACGGGATCCAGCAGGACCCTGTTCGGGCCTCGCTCCACCGCCATGCGCCGCTCGTTGAAGGCTTCGGCGCGGGCCATCTCCTCATCGGGCGAGCCGCACTCGGCCATCTTGGTCCGGTAGTAGCAGACGATGCTGATCCGCTCCGAGCCGCAGGTATCGTGGCCTGCGTAGTACTTCTTCGAGCCGATCGGGTTGCCGCAGACGTCGCAGCGCATGAACGTATTGCCGTGCCACTCGTGGGCATCCATGAGCAGCAGGTCGCCATGCTTCATGTCGACTCCCAGGCGGTACTCCGGGAACACGAACACCCCACCCGAGTAGTTTCCATAGCGCAGAACGGCCAGGGTGCTGAAGCCTTCCTCCAGGTCGCCGGAGTCGGTATGGATGCCGGTGGGGTAGGAGTTGTTCACCGTGACGGTGGTGAAGGCCGTACCTGGCACCACCCAGTAGGGATCGGTGTCCCGGACGCGGCGCATCTGCTCGGCATAGCGCTCGGGCACATGCTGCCGGAAGTAGCCATCGATGGCCCGGAACAGGGGGAACAGGCCACTGAACTGCTCGGTCTCCCTGCCTGACCAGGCGGTGAGGCGGCAGTACTGCTTCGACCCGGAGGCTTCGAAGGCTCCGACGATGGCGGAGCTCACCGTGGGGGCACGGCTGCGCGTCTGATCCTCGAAGTTCCTGTACCTTCGACCACCACTGGCGGCTCCGCGGTTGTCCGTCTCCATGCCGCGCAGCTCGTGCAGGGTCGCATACGACTCCGCCAGCAGGGCCTCATCGAGGGCACCCGGCAGGTAGATCGCGAGCAGCTTGCCATCGGCGCGATTGACGATAGTAGGGCCGGTCATGCGGATGTCGTAGTTGTCCGGCCCCATGATCTGACCCTTGTGCTCCGCCACATCGGCGACGCGCGTCCGGATACGGAGCTCGCTGAACGTGTAGTCCTTCACTGCCCACCCCACTTGATGCGCTTCGGTGCGGGGACGCCAGCCTGCGGCAGACCCGGTGGGGTCTTACGCTGGACCTGTGCCATGGGCGTCCCACCGAAGGCTCGCATATCGGGAGTATATCTGCCAGGGCCAAGATCCACACTCTCGGTGTGACCGGGCCAGTTCCGTCGTATCTTCATTCCGTTGCTCCTTCCTATGCCCGGAACGCAAGGGCGACCGGGTCGTCCATCATCGCGACCTGCACATCCAGTGGCAATGCTGCATCGATGGTGGCAGTGACGTAGGGTGCCAGGTTGCGGACCTTGGTGGCCCGACCCTTGAGCCAGGTCGCATCCTGATCCGAGCCGCGCAGCGCTCGCCGCATCGCGGCCAGGCGTGATCCTTCCAGCGAGTAGACCGTGACCGTGTAGCCGAGGCGCTTGGCAGCAGCGAAGAACGTCTCGTTGCCAAGGCGGTCGCCTTCGCCCAAGACGAGTGCGGGGCCGACGGCTTCCAGGTATTGCTGCACGGCAGGCTGGATCGACATAGGCAGGGAGTCGGTCCCACCGAAGTCCTCCCGTGCCTTGCCGAGCTCGGTCACCCCATTGTCGTGGCGGCGCAGGTAGAAGGGATCAGCCGTCGTCTCCGGCTCCGAGCCAGCAGTGAGTCGATCCACGAGGGTCGTCTTGCCGACTCCCGGTTCGCCTACGATGTACGTCAGATACTTCATCCGAGCCTCCTCGCTAGGGCATGGGCATGCCGCCATGCATCGTTCGGGTCGACCCCGAGCGGCAGCGGGGTATCCAGGTCCTCGGCTAGCTGCCGCAGGGCCGGAGCCGAGTAGTTCGCCAGCAGCCAGGTCCGCGTCCGATCTACGGTGGCCCGGAGCTGGTCAGCCTGCGGCTGATGCCGCTGCTCGTAGTTCATCCGGGGGGTCCTCCTCGATAGCAGGGAGCGAGCGTAGGTAGGCCTCGAAGGCAGGATTGGCAACCGCACTCGGCTTCACAGCCCTGACGTGGGCCAGGGCCACCGCACCGGGACAGCCATGCAACTCCCGGACCACGAGGGCTGCGACGAACATCGACCTGTTACGGCCCGCATGGCACTGTATGAGGACGCGGCCTCCGAGAGCGATCTCCTGGAGGCAGCGGGCCACCGCAGCCGTTACCCGCGCCACGTCGATAGCCTTCCCATCTGGCATCGGGAACCAGCTCACATGCACTCCATAGAGAGACCAGTTCACATCGAGCGTCCGGTTCCAGACGCTCACGGCGTGGCTGATGCCGTACTCGCTGACGATTGCCCGGTGCTGCCCAGGCGTCGCCCGGAGCGTATTCGCACTCACGTACAGCTGGCCCGGTAGGACCGTTACGATGCGGGCCATCGCACCGGGTTCGCAAGGTCGGTGGTGGCGAGATGGTCGAAGAGGAGATCCGTCCAGACATAGCCGAAACGCGGTAGGGCCTGGCCGCACCCCCGCGGCTCGCTCCAGCCACGCAGCTCGCCGAGGGCAACGGTCGGGTGGGCATGTTTCCGGATCTCCCACATGGCCGACTCGAAGGCCGGATCCACTGCCCGGACCTTGCTGTGGTACTCGATCTCGCTGTCCAGGCTGCGGCCGGGATACTGCTTGCCGGCCCAGGCCTGCTTGTACTCGCAGAGCCAGACCTGGATCGCGAACATCGAGTGTCCGGTCTCCGCAGCCAGCTCCGCACCGAGGTGCTCGAAGGCTGGCAGGTCGGCGAGGAGGCGCAACAGCGACCACCCCGCATGCATCAGGGCGAGCCCTTCCGCAGGGGACCAACCATCCTTCGCCCGCATGTCGGGCTGCGCAGTGACGTACCCGAGCCGATGGAGGGCCTCGAGCAGCTTCATCTTGATGTACCGCCCGACCCCGTAGACGGCATCGATCGAGCGCCAGGCATCCTCGTAGCGGGCACGGGCCGTCGGGACGTGGCGGGTCCAGGTGGCCCACGTCCGGAGGTAGCGGAGGGTCTTCTCCGGGGTGCGGATGGCCCGTCGTTCGCGACGGTACGGGAGCTTGTGTTCCCGCAGCCAGACGAGCACCTCCTCATCCTCGGCAGCGGCGAAGATGTGGGCGGGCCAACTCTGCCAGAAGTACTCCGCAGCAGGGCCGTTGTACCAGGCTCCGTAACAGCCGACCAGCCAGAGCTGTTCCCGCGGGCTCAACTCCTTGGCTTGCTCGACGATGTTGACCATGTGATAGTCCGGCCCACCAAGGGCACCATCGTAGGTCGTGAAATCCGCGAACCAGGCCCGATGGGCCTCGGGGGTGGGGGCAAGTCCCACTTCGGACCTTGCGGACCGGGAAGGGTCGTTTCCGGTAGCCTCGAAGGATGCTACGGTCATGCCGCAACCTCCCGCGCAGCCCGACAGGTCACAAGGTCGCAGCCCTTGAAGGTCAGGCCCTGGCCGCGGTGCCAGACGAGGTGCCGTGCATGCTGAAAGCGGAGCATCCGGGCACGAGCATCCCGATCCCCCTGCTGGTAGGCTCGCTCCAGTGGGGCGAGGTGATCGGGGGTGCTGAGCCCGAGGCACGCTGCCATGAATGCCGGATCGTGGCAGCCTGCCTCCAGGCACTCGGAGCGGGCCTTGTCACGGGACTCGATCACGCAGAAGACGCTCATGCTGCGCAGTCCGCGCAGAGGGTGAGCTCCGCGGAGTAGGTCGGATCGGTATGCCAGTTGCCATCCTTGGTGCTGAGGCCGCAGATGCTGAGGCGCTGGTCCTCCTTGCGGAGCCGGTGGTAGATGTCGCCGCGGCGCTCGCCGTTCAGGTCGTACATGACCCACGGTTTGCTCGTCGGATCGGTGACCAGAGCCGAGGCTCGGAGCGGACTCGCGACCGCCTTCGGCTCGGCCTGCGGCATCTCGTCGCTGGAGTCGAGCATCTCCTCCAGTCCGACCTGACCCGGCACGACCGGAGGTGGGGGTGGCCCTGCGGGGACGGCTTCGCCTGCCTCGGCTGCGACGCAGCGCTTCAGGGCCTCCAGGCAGACATGCGCTGTGGACTTCTGGCCCCAGGCCTTTGCGAGCGTCTTGACCGCCTCCATGAAGACCTGATGGTCGACCACGCTGAAAGTCAGTGGGGCCTCCTTCATCTTGACCGCACTGGTCTTGGCCTGGCGGGCAGCCTCGGCATCCTCCTCACCGGGCCGATCCCCAAGGAAGGCTGCATCGGTGACCCCGGTGATGTCGACGAGGCCATTGGCCTGCTCCACCACATCGGCAATCTCATCCATCGACCATATGCTGAGCTTGCTGTCCGGGCCGAGCATCTCGAGCAGGGCAGCAGCCGCCTTCGCATCGTTGCTCGCGAGATCGGAGGTCAGATTGTCGTCCAGTAGGTAGGCAGCTGCCTCGTCATCGGCGGCATCGATGATGATCGCAGCGATGGAGGGCCAGCCGAGCTTCTTGGCAGCCTGCCAGGTGCCGTTGCCCTTGAGGATGTAGTTGGTCCCACGCTGGATGACGATGGGACTGCGCTGCTGGTGCAACTGGAGCGAGGCTGCGATCTTGTCGAGCCGATGCCGCCTGGCATTGCCCGGGTAGGGGGTGAAGTCGTCGATGGGGCGCTCGAAGACTCGCAGCTCGGGTGCGATCTTCGCTTCGAAGCCGATGGTGGTGTCGCTCATTCCGTTCTCTCCTTCGCAGCGGCACGGGTGCGCCGCTTGTACTCACGCTGATATTCGCGTCGTCGCTGGACACGCCCCTCGCCCTGGATCACATGGTAACTCCGCGGACAGGCCAGGCGGCCATCCTCATGGAGCCAGCCCTGCGCACCAGAAGGCTCGTGGATCCACACGACGGATCCGCCGCAGCCCTGGCATGGGCAGGGGCCGAGGACGTAGGGGTCGGGAATAGGGACAGCAGCGAGGAAGTCTCGCAGTGGCATAGGCGCTCCGTTTCTTCATGGGTGGGCGGTGTGCCCCGGACTCGGCGAAGCAGAACGGAAGAACTGCCGGCAGCTGTTGTATCCGGGGCACCTTGGCTACCGGCACCGAGCGGCGGTAGGACCGCCACCGGGGGAACGTTACCGCCTGGCTGCTCCGTTCGTAAAGTCATGCCCTGTCAACCCTCCTGGGTGACGATGAACGGCTGGCAGGCCGAGCATTCATAGGGACTGCCCGCGTGTTTCTCGATGATGTGCCGACGCTGGACATCATCCGGTGCCCACTCGAGGCCGCCACCCTCCTCGGCGGGGCGGCGCTCGCGGTCGAAGCCGACAGGCACGTATCCAGAGACGACCGGTTCGCCGCAGTGGAACGCCACTCCCATCGGCATGGGGGCGGCGCATACCTGACAGACCGTGCCGGGGACCATCCCATCGGGGCGGCGCCCGCGGTGCCGGGCAAGGGCGGCGTCCACGTCATCAGCCCACCGTCGAAGGTCAGCCTGCACCCTGCGGTCCACGTCACCGCCTCGGGCATCGTCGGTCTTGTCCATGTACTCAGCGACAGCCCGGAGAAGGTCACCACCGTGGAAGCCACCCTCCAGCGGGACCGACGCCCGGAAATCCAGCGCCCGGAGTGCCGCGTCCCGCTCGGCCTCCGCGTCGGAGAGGGCGGCTGACGCTTCGGCTTCCGTATCGTCCTGCTCGTAGCCCAGCCGTTCGACGGCATCGGCCATGCCCCGGAGCGCCGCGTCCCGCTCGGCCTCCGCTTCGGAGAGAGCGGCGAGGACTCGGGCGGTGTCGCAGGGCCACTTGGTAGCGACCTCGGCTCCGTCCTCGATGTCCGTACACCACTCGCACCGCCCGAACTGGTTAGCCCTGTGCCGCGCCTCGATGGCTGCCCGGTCGGCATCGGAGAGGGTCATCGGGCGAGACTGCGAGCCATGCGACGAGCGCACCGTTCAGCAGCACGGGCTCGTCGATGCCTGTGGTGACAAGGGTGCATGGAGTACCACAGCACCCCGACATACGCCTTCGACAGACCCGTCCCGGTGTTGGTGACGACGGCCCAGTTCCAGCCCGTAACGGTTGTGCCCATGTTCATCGCTCCGGCTCTCCGGTGACGGGCTCGTCGAGGGCGGCGGCGATGGCTTCGGGGAGGGTGGGGCCTTCGCCGGTGATGCGAGGCTTATTGACGCCGTTCTCGTACTTGCCTCGGTCAATGGTGACGAGCCAGCCGCCAACGTAGTCGTCCGCAGGGTCGGGAGCCAGCCAATGGATACTCACGTCATGATCTTTGGGCAACCGCTCCACCGCCGCTCCGATCGCCGCCAGCCGGTCCTGCTCGGCGGCCTGCGCAGACTCGGCTTGCACCTTGCCGAGAGCGATGGATGACACGATGACCTCCTCCAGCGCGTCCCCGACCGGCGCGATGATGTAGCCGAGCGACGCGAGCGCATCGACGAGCAAGCCCCAAGGGTCAGGGTGTCGGTCACGCTGGATGCCCTTGGTGATGGAGACGCCTGCGGCTACGGCTGCCTGCGCCAGCGCATCGCGGGGGTCGTCAGCGGGGCGGTGACAGACGCAGTTCTCAGGATGAGTCAGATAGGGCGGGTCAGCGGGCATCGGGGGCCTCCTCGGTCGCGACGAGCCAGGCGATGATCGCGTCATTCAGTTCGGCGTCAGCGACGAACTCGCGCGGGTGGCCGTAGTCGATGTCGTGCCACGCCTCCGCTGCCTCGACGAGCGCGGCCAGGGCCTTGCCCGTGGTGGTGGCGGCTCGGCGCTCGGCTCGCTCGTCGTGGATAGAGAGATCCGAACAGATGGTCCCATCGCCGTGGTTGACCTCCCGATCTATCGCGGCCAGTCCGCGTGTCAGTCTGTCCATCAGTACCACCCATTCCTGTCCTGGAAGCGCAGCGCGGCGCAGAAGCCACCGTAGCGGCCCCTGGCGTAGCCCGTGCCCCATCGGACCTGCACCGTGGCACTGTTGCGCCAGTTCCGGCCCGCGCTCCGCATGCGACGTCCGGGGTACGCCTGCGGGATGCCGTACGCCTTGCCGGTGCGGGCATGGACGCTCCAGTGGGACTCGTTCGCCCAGAGGACGTGGGCGCAGTGGAAGGCGCGCTCCGATGTGCGGTCACGGAGCCAGTCACGGGCATGCTGGACGTTGGGCGTGAACGTCATGGCAGCGGCGAGCAGGAGCGCGATCACGTCCGTTCCTCCGTGACCTGGAAGCCGAAGCCTTTCAGGATCTCGCCGAACTTCCCCTCGCGCGCGGGCGTGGGCGCGCGTTGGTTACCTTCAGTAATACCGTTACCCTCCCTCACTCCCTCACTCACTCCCTGAGGAGTTACACGAGACTTACCTTGAGTTATATCTGACTTACCGTAGCGTCGGGACATGCCGAGCTTGCCTCCTTCCGATTGGGCGACTCGTTGGGCAATGGCTGGACCGACGTGGCGCTCCCAGGCTTGTGCCGGGATACGATGCTCGTCGTCGAGGAGCTTCACTGCGACCAGGCGGTCGATCCTTTCAGGGGTGGCACTGACGTAGCCTTCGGCCTCCTCTGCGGTGACGCGTCGTGCCTCTGCCCAAGACTGAAGCAGGGTGGAGAAGTGCACGGCAACAGTGGCAGCATACTCACCCTCGTCGCCCCGAAGCAGCTTCTGGAGGCGGATCATCTTGGGGTCACCGAGGTAACCGACCTCCACATCCGCTCGCTTGAAGCCAGCAGCACTCATGCGTCCCACACCATCGGGTACAGACGGGTGAGATAGGCCCGCTGTGCTTCGAGTCCGCGGCGGGAGGTGGCCCAGCCACCATCGATGTGATGGTAGGCACAGACCGTGACGAGGTGGGCCTCGTCGTCCGGGGCCTTCTTGCCCATCATCGGCTCCTCCTTCACATGGTTCAGGGTGAGCATGCCCTTGCAGGGTCGGTTCTCCGACAGGTCCAGGCGTGGGGCCATGCAGCCGAGGTCGCGGTTGGAGACGCGCACCCGGAGGGCCGTCCAGCCATCGGCCTGTGCGGAGAGGATGTCGGTCACTCCGGCTCCCCACTGACAGCAGCGAGGGCCAGGTCGGCGGCAGGTGAGCGTGGTGGTGCCGGAGCTTCGCGCTCGTCCTCGATGGAGTCCAGCCGATTGAGGACCTGCATCTGCGGCGAGGTGGGCAGGCGCTTCCGTAGCCGCCGCAGGACCGTCTTCCGGCCCATCTCACCGGGCGCATCGCGCCAGGCATTCACCCGGTTCCCACCCGCTCGGGAGTACTGGGCACGGACCTTCTGCACCTCGGCCTCGGTCATGACCTCCAGCATGCAGAAGCCATCGTTCATGATCGCATAGGCATACCAGTAGCGGAAGCCACCCCGGTCTTCGACGTTGCCATCCTCGTCCTTCTCGGCCTGGAATGGCGTGTGCTTGAACCAGCCACCCTGCCGATCCCACCCGTAGGCGAATTCGTCGCGGTCGTAGACCACCTGGCAGTCGACGTTGCGGACCAGGCCGGAGTTACGGATCTGCCGCAGCTGGCCGCGGTACTCCACCAGCACGGTCGCAATGCCACCATACTCCACGATGGCAGCCTCACCCGTGAACGGCTCTAGCCCGAGGGAGGCGAGATCCTTGACGGCCTGCACCAGCGACTCCGGGGTGGCCTTCGCGAGCAGGTCGGACTGCTTCGCAAGGAGACTGAAGACGACCCCCATGAACCGCTCGGCGAGAGCGGGGTCCTTGCCCAGCATGGCACGGACGGCCTTCATGTCGGGGCTGTTCTTGCTGAAGGCGGATGTCACCTTCTCGTAGGTCGCAGTCGCCTTCGCTGGAGCTGCGACCAGGGCACGGGTGACTGGAGGTGGGCCAGGGTCTTCTTGGGTGAAGCGTGGGTCGGTCATCATTCCTCCGTGAGTGCGTAATGCATGCGCCGCGAACCGGGTCGCGGCCTGCTGTAGAGGCCTTCCAGGGTGGGATTGGCCAACTGGATATGCCCCAGGCGGGCGACGTACTCCGGATCGTCACCGGGATCGGCCATTGCGAGCAGCTCGTCCACCATCTCGGCACGGATCGCTGCGACGCGCTCCCAGTCGAAGTCGACCCCATCCTTGCTCTTCTTCCAGGTGATGGTGCCGAAGGGTCCCTCCACGCCATCGGCATCCCCGATGAGCTCGCGCACCCGGTTCTCGAGCTTCGCCTGCACCGCCTGCGCCTGGGTCACGTTGTAGCGGGTCTTGACCAGCTCGTCGATGATGGCCTCCTGCTCCGGGGTGGCGACGCGGATGGTGCCATCGTTCTGCGGGAAGTGCCGCCGGAGCCAGGCCGAGTCCAGGTCAGAGCCGCTGACCGGTGGGGGGATGCGGGCCTCGTACCCTGCCCAGAACCGAGCTAGCTCCTCCACCAGCGAGGTGAGGAACGGCTCGTTGCGCGGCACGATGTAGCGGCGGAAGGTGTGATGCCCGAACAGCACCGCGACATCGGTCGTATGCGCATCGGTGACCAGCATCTGATGCTGGACCTGTGCCCAGACATCGGGTGGGATGTCCTCCGTATCGGCATCGCCCCAGCCGCGCATGTAGGCACGGGTCTTGCACTCGACGATGTAGCGGGAGCCACCCGGTCCGAGCTTGCGGTAGTCCAGGTGGCAGAACAGATACGGGATGGTGGGATGCCAGTGCGTGCGCCGGTCAGCGCGGACGCGATCCCCCGTGGCGACCTGATACATCTCCGCGACCGCTGCCTGCAATCGTAGCCCGAGCCAGGCAGGCAGACTCATGCCGCTGTCGGGCTGCGGATCGACCAGGCGCTCGTAGACGGTCAGCGCCGTGCCGTACTTCGACAGGCCGAGGATCTTGGGCGTATCGGTGGACCCGATGCCCCGACCCGCATCCCGCGCATCGGCCAGGGCCTCGATGGCATCGGTCATGATCGCTGGAACTCCGTATAGACCGCGACCCAGGCCTCATGCTCCGGATGATCCGGTTGGCCCCAGCCGATGGGAGCGGAGTGGAAGAGTTGCCGGACCAGTGGCCTCAAGCGCTCGCGTTCCATCTCCGCTGCCTCGCACTCGACCGCATCGAGGTGCTTGATCCACAAGTCAGCAGGCGGTAATCCCTCGAGATCGGCCAGCATCCGCTGCCTCGCTGTCCATGTCATCGTGCTGCCTCCAGTGCCGCGGCTCGCCGCAGGACCCGTTGCCGACGTTCGGCGACCGCGACTCGGCTGATACCGAGCCTCCGAGCGATGACCGCATTGCGCTCACCGATCATGGAGAGGAACACCGCATCCTCCGCAGCAAGGTCCTGCGCCCACTTCAAGACCAGGGCTGCGCGATAGTGCTCCCGGCAGTGCTGGTTCCGATTGGCGATGGGCTTGCCGCAGTCCGGGCAGGCCTTCACTTCCGCAGTTCTCCCAAGATATCGTCGACGAGCTGCGCGACGGAGTCCCCCTCGGCGACCAGGACGTCCCCGTTCCCGGTCATGACCTCCAGGCTGTAGACAACCGGGTCCACCAAACGGGCCAGGCCCCAGTTCGGGACCTCGTTCGGATAGGCGGCCCGAATGGCGGCATCCAGCTCTTCGAGGCGTTCCCATTGCTGCTTCATCGCGCAATCCGGACGTTGACCGGCTCGAATTCGCTCCCCTCGACTCCGATGCCGTCCGTGGTGACCCGATCACCCTCGGGGGGAGGGTTGGTTACTCCCTGGCGCTCCTGGGCCGCCGTTCGTAGTTGTCCGAGGATGTTCTCCACGGCATTCACGACGGTCACCCGGAGGTCGCTCGCCATCATCTCGGGGTAGGTCGGTGGCTGGCCGGCATCCCAGACCTCGATCTCGTAGCCGGTTGGGGGATGGTCGTAGCGCTCCAGGCCCCACACCGGACGGGCGAACAGGCCACTACTTCGCAGGGCCGGACCGAGCTCCGCGAGGCGCTCCCACCTCTGGGGAGGCTCGGCCTTGCCGCAGGCGCAGGTCCAGGCATAGTCGCCATCTTCCATCTGGCCAGGAGTCGGGGCCTGGAGGTATTCGTGGTCATGTCCGGTCATACGCTGCCTCTCGTTCATGGGTAACCTCGTAGGGTGCGATAGATCGAGCCAGAGTCCAGGTCGTGCGGGTACCAGAGGTAGGCCTCCTGCCCCGCAGTTGCGAACAGCTCGAGCATGCGGACCTGCTCGTCCCGCAGGTGCCCGCTGTCGCTCTTCAGCTCGGCGAAGAGCACGCGCTGCTGCTTCGGGTGGACGAGGAACAGGTCGGGCCAGCCTGCGGCCAGGTCGCCCCGCGTTGGGGTGCGCCAGCGGCGACGGCTGTCCTGGAGCGGCTTCACGTACATGCCGCGCCATCCGAGCAGATGAGCCATGCAGGTGCCATCGCAGCGGGGTAGGAAGTACTCGTCCGAGCCGGCCTCGCACAGGATGGCACGACGGAGGTCAGCCTCCAGCATCACGCAGCCAGGCGACGATGCGTTCGGGCGACCAGTGGTGATCGTCGTTCAGATGGATGACGGCAGCGATCGACCCACAACCGGCTGGGCACAGGATGGGTTCGGAGGTCACGCTCCACGAGCCGGTGAAACCACCGAGCATCGCGAAGCCGACCACGCAGGCCGCAGTGATGGGTTGCTTGGTGGCCTCCTCCCAGGGGACCTCACGACGACCGTTCCGGTAGTACGCACCATGCGCGACCTTCAACTCGGGGTAACGGGTGCGGGCCTTCTCGATCGCATCGGCTAAGGCAGCCGTATCGCTCATGGGGTAACTCCATGCTTCAGGTGGAAGGCGCAGCGCTTCGTCCAGGTCTTGCCATCGGCTGCTCGGGTGCAGCCGCACAGGAACGTCATCGGCAAGATGGGGGCAGCCACGGCAGGCGACTTCACCGCAACAGCGGCAGGCTCTGGGGCCACCTGCCGTGGCCTGGGATGCAGGATGTAGCGGCACAGCCGCCTGCGGCCATCGGGCAAGGTGCCCTGGTCGACCGTCTCGATCCGGTGCCCATCGAGTTTCAGGTGGAAGACGAGGTCCGCTGCGCGGGTGATCCCCTCGCGGTAGACGAGGTCGTGGTTGTCGACCCCCCGTGGGCCTGCCGCGATGAGCAGTTCCAGCAGCCGTTCGCGCTGGCTCATCGGCCGCGCCACAGCAGGTAGGCCGTGATCAGGAAGTAGGCGAGGACGCAGACCAGCACGATGCCCGAGAGGATGTAGTACCAGTCCGGTGCTGCGTAGCTCACTTCCCGGTCTCCCGCAGCAGCGCATCGGCAGCCTGGATGGCTCGCCGCCAGCCTTCCTCGAAGCCTTGCTGGATCAGGTTCTCGATGTAGTCGTGATCCGCCGCGCCGGTCGTATCCGGCAGCGTGTCCATGCGGTACCGGGCGAACTGGGTGGCTGCCTCGGCAATGGAGCCTAGGGCGAGCAGCCGTGCCCGAATGTCGGTGGTGGTCATGCTTCCGTTCCTTCCTTCATGTGGTGCCGGTGCGCCACTCCCGGCCTTTCATCCCCTCGGCCTTGCGGCTCCCTTCCCGTGTGCCTGGCGGCAGTGACGGTCTTTCGGGTTCCCGGTTGCCCGGAGAGGGTGGGCGACCTGATCACGATACGCCACCTGGCGCGGTCTGTAAAGGGGTCTCAGCCGAGCATCCCCCGAGAGTTGCCGCCCCACCAGAGTGCGCCACCCAGAGCGCCGAGCCTGAACAGTCGCCAGAACATCAGAAGACCCTCCTTGCACCGTAGCCGCAGAGCCGATCCCCGCAGCATCGTCCGGCGTACTTGCGATGGGCGCGGCAGCGGGTGGTCGCCGCCTGCGTGAACAGGACGACGGGGCACCCGCGCCATTCGCACTTCATGACGTTGGGGAAGCCGCGAGCGGCGGCGCGCTGGATGAGCGGCAGGGTGTTGGTCACTTGATCGTGACCTGGCTGCTCTTGACGATCACCTGGCCGTAGAAGCGCCGATCACGCTCCGGGTCCGGCCCTACGAAGAAGTAGGTGCCATCCGGGGCTTGATCGACCGGCCCATCGTACTCGTTGCCGAAGAACGAGGTCGCCTGTAGCGAGACGGTCTGGCCTGCTGCCAGGGCCTCCTTGACGGCCTTCTTCGACTTGGGCCTCCGGTAGTCCACGTAGATGCCTTGCGTCATGTCCGTTCCTTCCCTTGTGACCTGCCTCATCAGCACCGGGTGGTCGGTTCCGGCGGACCAGCCCACGCTCCTTTCCTACGAGGGCTGGTTTCGGCTTGGGATCATCCATAGGCGGGCCGGTAGCGGTCCTGGATCGGGAATGCCTTGTCACGTGCCAAGCGGGCGACCGTTGGCAACGGGTGCCGTGCGCAGGCCACCTTCAGCCGGCAGCGCAGGCAGGGGGTGGGTGGCTTCATGGACTGGTCCACCGAGGCGGTTCCTCGCCGAATACGGCCCGGTAAACGATGACCCTCGGTGCTCACTTGGCGACCTCCAGTACGATCTCGTAGCGGCCATCAGCGAGCCGCTCGTGGTACAGCACCCGAGCCGTGAGTGCTGCGGGATGCCCTGCGGCCTGAGCCTTGCGGCGGGCCGTTGGTTTGGCAAGGTCGAGGGTGGGAGCCGAGACGATGTAGGAGCGACCTTCCGGTGCGGGCAGCATCACAGTCGCTCGGCATTGGCATACGCGATATGGACCGGCATACCCTCGTGGACTACCGCATACTCAGCGTTGTGGGCATGAGCGTCGTCGCTGGTGAACACGGTCCCTACCGGGATCGTGTGCGTGCGGCCGATCCCCCACCGCAGTTCGGAAATCGTTCGGATAAGGACGACGGTGCGGTTCGCGAGGTGCTCGGGGGAGGCGATGTGGGCGGCGATAGCCTCGGAGTCCCATAGGCGACCGCGGCGCTCGGCGATGGAATAGGTGCGGTCGCAGCGCGAGCCGCGTGGGGCCGGGCAGCCCAGGTGAGTGCGGGGGTCGTAGTTCATCACAGGACCTGGAAGCCTGCGTCGGCCAACTCATCCGCGACGAACGTCAGGTCGGACTTCAGGTTGAGCGCTAGCCAGCGGGCAGCCATCGGGCCATCGAACAGGCCCCAGGTGAGGTCTTCGTTGTCCTCGCCGGTGGTCATGACCGCGATCCCCTGGCCATCCACGACGATTGCTGTGGGCTGCCCGTCGACGGTGGCCTCCCAGGTGATGATCGGGTCGCGGCCGTCGCTGAACGGCTCGGCTCCCGGGAAGATCTCCTGATCGGACTCGGTGAAAGGCTGAAACATCATGCGCTCCGTTGTCTTCGCTTGGCCTGCCTCATCGGGCGTGGACGGCCAGTTCCACGCGACCGCCCGAAGGCGGTTTCGGCTACAGCCGTTCGATCACCTCCTTCGCGGCTGCCTTCGCAGCGGGTGCTGAGCCCCGCCACTCCTTTCCGTAGTAGCAGTCTAGGCAGACAGACCGACCTCGATAGCCGCGCCGACGTTCGACCGTCCCGTAGCGGAGTGGCTTCCCGTGGAAGGCCGCATGGGCGGCTTCGCTGGCCTTGACACGACGGGCCGCGACCTCGCCCGCAGCAGCAAGCCGAAGCTCGATGGCGGGAACGTCGGTTAGGTCAGGGATCGGCGACGCATGAAGCGTCGCGAGGTCGGCGTCGGTCAGGGTGCCGAGGTAGTCGTACATCGCCTGACCGCGCATCACAGCCGCTTGATCGGAGGGCTTCATGAGAGTATCTTACGACATCCAGTGCCGTTTGTAAAGGGGGTTAGACCGGTTGATTCAAACCTAATGTGAGTGAATGCCTTTCCAACCGGCAAGTGAGGGGGTAAGGTTCGCCCCGTGGCTGCGTTCACCGTATGCCTGGCGTCGTGTCGGGCCGCCTGGCCTCCTCCGGCGGTCCCGGACGCCTAACAGGGATGTGGACGACAGCGGTTTCACACCGTACCGCCAGGCCCTGGCCGTCCTCATGTTCTCGGTCGTCGCCTTGATCGTCGTGGCGGACTCGATCGGGATCGGCCGACGAGTGGATCCGGTGGTGCTGGGCATCCTCGTGACGACCGGCTCGGCCCTTATCGCGGTCGACGTGCGTGACTTCATCCGAGACATCACGAGCCGATGATGGATAACCTTCACCTGCCTGATGTCATCAGTCTGCCCGAGGCGATAGCCGTCATCGTCCTCGGGGTCGGGACCGGCTTCTGGTTGTGGCGCCGGGGGCCGATCAGGCTTGGGATCGCCTGGGTGGCGGGGACCGTGTTCTTCGGGCTGATGGTCGCTTCTCGGGTGCTGCTATACCCCGAGGAACCGATGCTCGCTCAACTGCGGGCTTGGACGCTCGTGCTGTTCACCCTGTACTGCGCCACGATCGGCGCGACCTGGCGCACTCTCGATCACGTCGCGCATTGACGACCGATGCCATCACCGTCCCGGCTGGCCTCATCCTCATCGCCCTCATCGCGGCCGTCGTCGCACCGATTGCCCTCGTCCTGGTCATGTCCGGCGTCCATGCCCGTGAGCGACAGGCGGACTGGCACCGCTCGGTCATGCTGGAAGGCAAGCTTGACAGCGTCCATATGCTCGTCAACAGCAACCTGACGACCATCATGCAGAACGAGCTCTCCGCTCTGCAGGCACTCGCAGCCCTGTTGCGTATCCCGCACGACCCGTATGCTGGAGAGCCTGAGCTACCTGTCCTCGAGCAGCGCATCGAAGTGCTCCGCGAGGATCTGGAGAACAGGATCACGAAAGACTGATGCCGTGCCGCAACAGACCGCCGATGTCATCGCCCTCATCCTCACCGGTGTCGTCGCCGTCGTCGTGCTGCTCACCGCGGTCGGCGTCATCTGGATCGAGATCACGCAGCCTCGGGGGGAGATCGACCAGGCTGTCGACGCCATCGGGCGCATCCTCGCGGCGCTGGTCGCCGCTCTCGTGGGCTACATGGCCGGACGCAAGGTGAACGGAGGAGGTTCCTGATGGCACTCGTCTACACGCCGAAGCATCAGGCGCAGCTGGGACGGGGGACGCCAGTCCCCGGTGCCACACGCGGCTCGCTGGACTGCGGGGTCCGGACCGTCCAGGTCGGCATCGACAAGCTCACCAACGGGCAGCTGGTCCCGAGCGTCACCGAGATCCGGCAGCGGATGGGGAGACCGGGGCCGCAGCCGACGAACACGACGAACGCCGACCAGGCGGTCGAGTCCTACGGAGCTCAGATGGCGCGCATCGACCGTCGTGGCCTGGACTACGACAAGTTCACGGGACCCGGGTTCGAGCCGCACATCCTCGATGCCATCAAGCGGGGCGACGGGGTCCAGGTGGCGGTCGATTACGGGGTCTTCAACCGGCGCATGAAGCGACGCGGCGAGAAGACCGGGGACCCGAACTTCGAGGACGGGCACAGCCTGTACATCATCGGGTTCCGAAGATCCAAGGTGGCCGAGACGTTCCTGTACGACAGCCTCGACGATAAGAGACGGCCTGGTATCCCCGACGGGCCGCGATGGGTGCCGTTGTCCCCCGTCCTCGAGGCATGGGAGGCATTCGGGCACTTCCTCGGGATCTTCCGGGGCGGAGAAAGGACACTCTGATGACGATGGATCTGGTCGACGAGAACGAGAACGAGCGGGATGCAGTCCCTGAGCGGCTACCTGAGATGGACCGTTCCGAGGGCCAGAGTCGCCTTGATGACGATCAGGATGACGATGCCGTCGCGCCTGATGCGAAGCCACTGCCGGGTCAGGAACCCGGATAGGAAGGGACTGACGAGTGAACATCACCGAGCTCCTGACGGCATTCTTTGCCACGCAATCGGGTCAACTCGCGGTCCTCATCCTGATCCTGCCGACGGCTGATTGGATCAGTGGTGTGGCAGCGGCCATCAGGGACGGCACGTTCCAGTTGGATGCGGTCTTCGCTGTCGGTCGCAAGCACTTCGCTCGCGTCTTCGGCATCTGGACCCTGCTCATCACGGGTTACGTCGTCGAGACGTGGATCGTGCCGGTCGTGGACATCCCCGCCGTCAGCGCGATCGGCGTGGGTGCCGCTGGCCTGTATGCGCTGGAGACCGTCGGCTCGATCGCTCGCTCGTGGGGGCCGACCACTGGACCTGCGCTCCTGACGAGGGATGTCGCGCAGCCGGTCCCGACCGACTGAGATGGCGAGCATCGGCGAGGCCAAGATGGACCTGACGATCAGGCAGCGCTGGGACGCGACCGACCCGTTGACGGCGGTCGCGTTCTGGACGTTGATGCTGACCCTCGGGTGCATCGTCGGATACGTGCTGGGGCAGGTCGCTTGAAGATGGGCCTGGCGACCATCGAAGCCTATAGCGGTGCCCCCGTGGCGCAGGCTGACCTCGTCGCGCAGTGGATCAGCCTGACGCCTGGGTGGGCAGGCATGAGCTACCGCTTCTCGTGGGGCAGGCCCGTCATCTATCTGGAGTCCCACTTAGGGCCAGCCGGGTACCAAGACCTGATCGAGGAGCGATACGACCGTGCCCTCGGGGACATCAAGGCCGATCTGCCGGTCGATGCTATCGTGCGCTGGGACCACGAGATGGACGGCCCTGCCAACGAGTGGCGCACCTGGGGCGGCATGGAGCCGCGTCGGTACAAGCGAGGCTGGCGGCATGTCGCCGAGATCATGGGGCCGATGTTCTGGTGCCCGACCAGCGTCAAGAGTCGGTGGGATCCGTACTTTCCGGGAGCGGAGTACGTGAGCCATGTCGGCTTCGATTACTACGATCACGGTAAGCGCATCCCGTTGACCGAGGGCCTCAAGACGAGGCTGGCGGCCCTGCGCAGGCTGGCCCCGGACAAGCCGCAGCTGCTCGGGGAGCTCGGGTCGGCCGCCATCAA